TGCTTTATGATAGTAAAAAAATAGAACATGTTAATTATCAGATTTATTTAAATTGGTTTGACACATTTTCTGATGAATTTCCTGTTAATAAAGTTGTTTATGTAAAAACTTCGCCAGATAAATGCTACCAAAGAATAGTAAAACGTTCAAGAACTGGAGAAGAAAATATTCCATTAGAGTATCTAACTAGTTGTTCTATTTATCATGATAATATGTTAGATAAAGAGAATCAAAATTGTGTTTGTTTGGATCAACTTATTTTGGATGGAAATGTAGATATTTATGAAAATGAAAATCAAGTTAATGAATGGATTAATGAAATTGAAAAATTTACTAGAAATTAATATTATTATATTGTATATGAGCATAGATTATACACCGAATAATACATTTATTTTTTCTTTTGTTAGAATGAATCCACCAACTCCTGGTCATTTAGTGGTAATAAAAACATTAATTGATAAAGCTATAGAGTTGGGTTCAGAAAAAGCATATATAATAACCTCCAGTTCAATGGACGGTAAAAATCCCTTACCATGTAGTAGAGAGACATTACCAAAACCAAAAACAAAAGCAGATGGTACTATTATTGATCAAATGCTTACTTCAGATTTAGTATATAAATCGTCTATTTTACAAGAAATGATTGCGTCTTATAAACGCCAACTTATAGACGCAGAACCTGCTGAAGAAGAAGTGGAATCTTTAGAGCCGGAGACAGTGTTTGAAAAAGAAGCATCTAAAACGGATTTGGTTGGAGGAAATAGAAGAAGTCAAATCGAAAACCTAGATGTTATTGTTTTGTGTTCAACTGGTAGTCCATTTGGATTTATATATAGTATAGTTAAAAAAGATTTTATAGATAGAGGGGTACCAAAAATAAATGTATTTTTTATTGTTGGTCGAGATAGAGCAGATTTTTTAGATACTATTGTTGATAATTTTAAAACAAAAGATTATGTAAACTCAATCGATGGAGAGATTTTGGGTAGAGAAGGAATGACTGAGTTAAAAACATCTGGATTAGGTGAACGTAGTATAGAAGATATAGACCCATCTGCTTATTCCGCATCATTTATAAGAGGTTTGGTTAAAAATGGACAGAGAGAAGAATTCAATCAAGTTTATAGTAGATATATTCCACCAGAAGACATTCAAAAAATGTTTGAAACAATTCAAATAGGAATAACAATGAAATCACCTGCTTCAAAAGATGAAGATGAAAATCCACAATCAAGATATTTTGATGGCAAATTATTGCCAATAGTTATTAAGTTAGGTGGTAGCAGAAGGCGAAAAACTTATAAAAAACCCAGAAGGACACGCAAGTCTTTTAGAAAAACTCATAAAGTAAAAAGCAGAAGTAAAAAAAGAAGAAATTAACGTAAATAATATTAACTATTATATAAATATTATTTATGAGTGAAGCAAAACCTCAGGAAGAACCTGTATTAAAATGTCCCCATTGTAATGACTTTATTATTATTGAAAAACTTAATTGTGGTATATTTAGACATGGAATATTAATAACAAATGGACAACAAATAAATCCACACGAAACCAAACAAATGTGTGACTATTTTTCTGATAGAAAATTAATTTATGGTTGTGGTAAACCATTTCAAATTATAAAAAATGGAGATAAATTTGAAATACAAAATTGTGATTATATTTAAAAAAAATTGAATTCAAAAACTAAAATAAATTTAAATTATAAAACAATGAAAATAATGTCAACAACAATGAATCTTATTAATTTAATAAATCACGGGTTTAAATACGTGATAGATACAAGCAATCACTATAAAATTGATGAATCGCATGCTTTGAAACATAGTATGGAAGTATATGGATTCTCAAAAAGAATTTATGAAAGTGAAATTAAAAATAATCCACAACTAGAACAACAGAGAGAAATAATTTACATGGCAGCAATTGGACATGACATGTGCGATAAAAAATATATGGATGAAAAGGAGGGAATTGAAAGATATAAAAACTATTTAACAAGTTACATGTCATCAGATGATTTAGAAATAATGGGAAATATAATTGGAACAATGTCTTATTCAAAAGTAAAGGTTAATGGATATCCCAAATTAGGTCAATATCAATTAGCATATCATATAGTGAGAGAAGCAGATTTGTTAGCTGCTTATGACATTGATAGATGTATTATGTATTCGATACATAAAGACTCAAGTGAATATAGTGCTGCGTTAAAAGTTGCGCTTGAATTATTTGATAATCGTGTATTTAGAATGAGACAAGATCGTTTATTTAAAACAGAATACTCTAGGAGGGAATCATTAAAATTACATAAAAAGGCAAAGAATGATGTCGAAAGTCTTAAAAATATATTAGATATTTAAATCAATTACAACCGGATAATGGTCTGAATTATATGTACCGCAATATTCAGAATAACCATGGTAAAAATATACATCTGAAATCTTATTTTTTATTCCAGATGTAACTAATACATGATCAATCATAGAATAATCTTTATTTGATTGTGTGTTACAGTTATTATCAGAATCATACCAGTCACTATATCTTTCACTTTGTTGAACATTTTCAGCAGCGCTGATTAATTCATATTTTCCTTTATATTCACCAAAATCACCTTTAAGAATATTTAAAACTTGCGAAGTAGGTTTGTTGCTGTTAATATCTAAAACTACACCATCAAAATCATTTAAATCGCCAATAACAATAACTTCGTAGCCTTTTGAAATGTAATTGGCTATAACTGGTTGTAAAACAGATGCCTGCCCTTCTCTCTGAGCACATCTAGAAGAGTCAGTTGGAATTGCGACAAAATGCGCTCCAATAAGAGCAATATTCATATTGCTTAATTTAAATTCTGTAATATAATGTTTACTTACTCCAGTTGATCCGGTACCAGTATATCCACAAGTTGAACCATATATGGGATAATCATATCTGTCTTCAGTTCTGTATAAACTAACCACAGGATCTACACGAGTTAACATCCCAACATTTTGTCCTGTACTTGTATCAGTGCCCTTTTTTAAGTAAGGCATATATGTATTATCATTCAACGATGTTTTTAACATATTAAGCTCATCACAACCTTCAATTTCGCAAAAATTAATAATGTCAGGATTTAAATCATGAATTACTTTTGAAACATAAGATAAATGTGTTTCAGCTTCAGTAGTATTTTTCCATGTACATCCATTTCCAGGGCAATCCATAGTACTAAAATAATCAATAAATAGCCATTCTACATTATATTGTACAAGTCGTAATTTACTTTTATCGCTGCGTCTATCACCAGCACTAGTAACAGCAGGACATTCAGTATCAGAAAAAACTATACCAGCAAATAAAGAGAGAATTAAAAACAGTTGTATCATTCTTTATATTACTTTACAAAATATATTTAATATATAATAAAATTGAATATATTAAATATATTTTATAAATAATATTACAATATGTTACGGAGAATGTTACCAAAGATTAAGATACCTTTAAAAAATCAAGAAGCTAGGGTTTCCCCTGAATCTAAATTTATTATGAATTTTGATGGATGTAGCAAAGGAAATCCAGGGTTAGCAGGTGTAGGTGCTGTTATTTATTGTTTAGATGATGAGATTTGGAGTGGTAGTTTATTTCTTGGAAAAAACGCAACAAATAATCAATCAGAATATACTGGATTAATATTCGGACTTCAACAAGCAATAGATATGAAGATTAAAACATTAATGGTTAAAGGAGATAGTCAGTTAGTTATTAATCAAATGACAGGAAAATATAAGTGTAATTCAGAAAACATAATTGAACTATATAAAAAGGCTAAAGAACTTGAAAAGAATTTTGAAAATATTTATTTTGTACATGTTTTAAGACATTTAAATAAAAGGGCAGATGAATTATCAAATGATGCTATTAAAAATATTTATAAAGCATAAATAAGTATTAATACTCTAAACGATGAATATTTAAAACCTTATTTGGTTTATATTTTAATATATCTAGTTCTTTTTTTGTAGTAGGAAATTCTTTTTCACCATAAATGTCTTGTAACATTAGCCATTCAAATAATCCACCAGGATAAATATAAATATTGTAAAATCCCAATGAATTTAGTTGATTATATTTTGCGTATATTTTTTCATCATTGCAGTTCCGTCCATATATTATTATTTTTACCTGTTTATTACCCATTTTAATAAATTGGTTAATCAATTCTACTTCCTTATTAATATTTACTGTATTTGGTATTAAACACACTTGTTCAATTTCATTTAATGTATTTATTAGTATATGTAATTCAGAATTTTTTATAACATACTGAACATCTTCGTAATTTATTTTTTGAGACGATTGAGAATTACCCATACATAATTAATTTACTTGATTTTAAATATTTAATCATTTAATATTTAAAATTTATATATTTAATTTTTTAAAATCTCCATTTTTAAAATGAAAAATTAAAAAACTAATTAACCCAAATATAACATCTACTAATAGATATATCCATGCTTTATTATTACCTATTATAGCATTATAAGCAAATAAGAAATATAATAATGAATGAATAGGTCTCAAATCATTCCACCATATTTTCTCTCCAAAAACTTCTCCACCAGTTTTCCTTGAACCTGTTAAATAAATATAAATAAATCCAATTGCTGGTAACAAAGCTAAATACCCAAGTAGCGGCAAATATTTTGGTCCAGCATTTTTAGCAACGTAGACGAATAAAGCTCTAGTTCCAATACAACCTATTAAAAATAATAGAAAACGTTTTTGAATATCGTCCATCTTATATTACATAAATATTTAATTAATATAAAATCTAATTAAACTGAACAACAATTTCGACTTCTTCTTTTTTAATGCTTTTTGTCGCGGAAATTGATAACTCTTCTCTCTTCTTGCGAGTTTTAGAATTATCTATAATAACTTCTTTTCTCTTTGAAGTACTATTACGATTATTCATGTCCTTTTCAATTGTATCATAATTTTCTTCAATGTATTCAATAACCTTATTTTCAATTGCCCACTTAAAGAAGTTCAATTGGCCAATAGTGGTCTCAATACATGTTCCATTTTTGTACGGTATGCTGATCCTATCCCAGCGACAAAAAGGGTCAAATCTTTTCTTACTGTAAGCCTTAAGCTTTAGTTTATAATCAAAGTAAACCTTAAACCTAATTATGTTTTTATTAATATCAGAAAATGTATATAACGTATAATTCTTTTTAGCATAATTTGTGGC